TATGTGAGTGCTTGTGGTAATGTGTCGCCTTGCTGTTGGTTGGATATGGAATGGATTCCCCCTATGCAAGAATCAAGAATAGATTACATGGAAAAAATTTCGCAATTTCCTAACTTACATCGTCAAACGCTGGAGGAAATATTTGATAGTGGCTATTTTAGTAAGATCGAATCCCAATGGGGCACAGTGGGATTGAAAGAATGCACCAAACAATGTGGTTCATTTGATAAACTGGGAGCGCAATTTGTTGAAAATTAATATACAAGACGTTTTATTTTGGATGGATGCTATCAGACAGTCTGATGATAGATATCGCACACTGGAAAGTTTCTGGAAAGGTCAAATCAACAGCAAAGTATGGTTGATTGAACAATTAAAAAAATTACCCAGAGCACACAGCATGGACATTTTAATCTGTGGCGGATGGTATGGTGTGATGGCCACACTGTTGTTCAACAGTGATCTGTATGTGAACAAGATTACCAGCATAGACATAGACCATAAATGTAAAAGCATTGCTCATACCATGAACAAACAGTATGAAATTTCAGGCAAGTTCAATGCCATTACTGCCAATATGCTTTCATACAAAGATTATGATCGTTATGACATGATTATCAACACAGTGTGCGAACATCTCACCCAAGAACAATACAATGAATGGCTCAAATTGATACCTAATGATAAAATTATAGTGTTGCAAAGCAATGACTATGTGATTCCTGAACATGTGAATCCTATGAAAGATTTAAATCAGTTTGTTGCACAAAGTAAATTGTATCCTATAGTAGAACCCAGTGAATTACAAACAGAGAAATACAAAAGATTTATGATTGTAGGAAAGAAAAATGAAAAATAACAGTTGTACATTTTGCATGCATCCATTTACAGGTCTTGCTACTAGAGAAGATGGTGCTATTAAAGTGTGTTGCAGAAGTTTGCCTATTGGCAACATACAGCATGAAACCATGGAACAAGCATGGAACAATGAAAAAATGAAACAGGTTCGACGTCAAGTGCTAAACAATGAAAAACCAGATGTGTGTGCGCCCTGCTTTGATTTAGAAGATCAAGGAGTGCAAAGTTTAAGACTGAGACACATCAGTGATGCTACACCAGAATCAAGAATTAATCTATATCCCACTGCATTGGACAATTTACAGCAAGATTACTCCATGCCTTTTGAATTGCCCACTATGGAAATTAAAATTAACAATCTTTGCAATTTAAAATGTCGTATGTGTAATCCACTGGACAGCACACAATGGAAAGATTGGAACAGCATAGTGGATCACTACAAAAAAGAAGGCAATTATTTGGTTAAGGCCGTAGAGGATCTAGGTTTGACACAAGCGCCGCATGTGGATCTGTTTGAAGACAAGCCACATTTTTGGGACAATTTAAAAAAACTTATTCCTCATTTTAAACGTGTTGAGTTTGCTGGTGGTGAACCTTTGATGGATCCCACACATTACAAAATATTAGATTTATTGAGCACCAATGGATCCAACATTGAACTTAAATATGCCACCAACGGCACAATATTGGGCATCAAAGGTGGCAGAACCATACAAGAGTATTGGCCCAAGTTTAAAAGTGTAGCAGTGAATGTGAGTATTGATGGAATCTTTGACACTTACGAATATATAAGAGGCAATGGCAAATTTATGGATGTGGTCAACAACATCAAAATTATAAAACAAATACCCACAGTGAGCAGAATAGTGGGAGCATTCACAGTGCAAGCCAATAATATCTTGCAAATAGACCGTGTGATTGATTATTTTTTAAATGATTTGGGCATTGTGTTTTACAGTCATAGAGTCACTTATCCCAGAGCATTGAATGCACAAGTGTTACCTACAAAATTAAAAAATCAAGTGATAGACAAACTGGAAGCAATGAAACCTCTAATAAAAGACTATGCTTTAATTAAACAACATCCAATATTGGAAAAAATTACTTTACAACAAATACAGGACAACATTAATTTTTTAAAAGCCAGAGATCTTAATCAATACTGGGCGGATTGTGTGGACTTTAATCGCAAATTAGACATCACAAGAAATCAAGGTCCATTTGAAAAAATAAATCCGGAGTTTGCTGATTATGTTTAAAATTCAACACTTACACACACACATTAGAAACAGCGTCAAAGTGGAATGGAATCTTGGTAAACGATGCAATTTGGATTGTAGTTATTGTCCAGCGGAAATACATGACAATCACAGTGAACACACAGACATAAAGATATTAAAACGCACTGTGGATATTTTAGGAGCCATACCCAATGTGCGAATCAGTTTCACAGGCGGCGAACCTTGTGTACATCCAGACATAGAACAGTTATTACAACATGCCAAAAAACAAATTGGTTGGATTAACATCACCACTAATGGCACTAGAACTGTGGAATTCTATCAAAATATTTTGGAAAATCAAATCAATCACATTGTGTTCAGTGTGCATTTTGAATCTGATTGGCTGAAGGTCATAAACACAATTATCAAGGTTTATAAACAGTCCACCAACAAAAATGTTCTAGTGCATATGATGATGCTGCCAGGGCATTTAAAAGACGTTAAAGACGCTTGCAAGGCTCTTTTAGAACACAACATACCCTATGCATTAAGACCTATACGTTGGACCAAAACACATGACGATTTTGAAGACATGATTCATTACAGTGAAGAAGAAAAAGAATTTTTGGCAGTCAGCAATCATACTCCACCAAAAAACACTATCATAGATGACACTGTGGAATGCAACGTGAATGATCTGTTGATCAACAAGACCAATCAATTCCAAGGATGGAGTTGCATGGCTGGAATGGAAAGTCTCATGATCAATTGGGATGGTGAAGTACACAGAGCCACATGTAGAGTGGGTGGCAGTTTGGGTAACATCTATCAAGGCACTTTTGTGCGTCCTCTTAATCCCATTGATTGCACTCGTACCTGGTGTACGTGTGCTGCTGATATCAATATTACAAAAATTAAAGTTTAAATTTATCCAATAAACTTTCAGGTTGGCACATGCAGGTGTTTTTTTTATCGCAAATTTTAGGTTTTATATCAGGATTAAATTTGTAGACAAAATCTTTGTCATAGATATTGTATTCTTCAAATAACTTTGTTCTACATGCTGCTGTGATGATACCTGCAGGGTCTATCATCATACTGTCCACACCAATATTGCACATCCAGCCATAAAAATCATTTTGTTTATTCAAAACAATCCAGTTTCTATTCACAGTTTTCACGGAACCATCTTGCAATTTTACTTTGGGTGATCCTTTCATGTGTTTAGACTGACGCAACAAAGTCCACACATTAGGCATGCGTTTGATTGGTTTGGACACAAACAATTTTTGTTCATCTGTAAATGCAATAGTTTTATGCATGACTTCCATAGCCACTATGAACCATTTGTGCCTACTGGTTTTCAATTGTTCTATCAAATCCAAACATTTTTGCCATGCAGTAGGATCCATTAACATCATAACTGTGGGACTTCTTCCTTTTTTATGACACATGTCGGCCACTTTAATAAAATCTTCCACTTGCACTTGTTGATGATGACAACTTAATAAAATTTTATCAAACACATGAGCGTATTGCTCCCACCATCTTAACGTTCTACTGCCATTACTACTGATAGAGATATGAGCCGGAATTTGTTTGCGTATTTCTTCTACAAACTCTCCCAACTGTGGCCACAAAGTGGGTTCACCTCCCACTATATGTAATTCTAATTTGCGTTTGCCAATGGCTTTGTATCTATCAAATAGATGCACAAAGTTTGCTACCAATTGATCCAAGTCATTGGTCCATCGATGTGTGCCTTCATGCGAACCTTCAAAGCAATACCAACAACTGTAATTGCAAGTGTTGCCTATCATAAACTCCAGCCGCAACACGTCTTTGGGTTGGGGATTATACACCTGTGTTATCATAGTAAATGTCCTAATTCTGGAAAAATTTTAGCAGCGCTCAATCCTCTGATAGCATCCAATTTGTTCACATATTCTTTAAATCCGGGCAACAGTCTTGAGTGATCTTTGGCCTCCATGTGCAACAACACTGCTTCCCAACGCTGCCAACCATAAGGATTAATCTTCCAAAAATCATCGTCTTGTCTGTAATTGTGCCATAACCAGTCTTTAAAATCCATAAACATTTCTCTGATTTGTTGTTTGTCTTCTTTGGGTAATATTTGTATGCTTAAAAAAGTAGGTATGTAAAGTAGATGCATGTTGACCAATCCACCACCCATTTGCACCCCACCAGGTACAGTGCCTGCGTTTAATTTTTTAAATCCGCTTTGTATCTTCCATTTCATAAAATCCGGCAAGTGTTTAATGTTAAAAATTTGTATGGCAGTGGCCAAACTGGTTTGAATATTGTCAGGACTATTATCCAACATACGAAGATTTTTTTCAACAGTGCTCCATTGTGTGGGGAATCGAATATATTCATCTCGTTGATGTGTGGCATCCATGCTGACAGCAAATTTTACTTTCTTAAATTTACTCCATAGTTCAATTAGATCTTCATCTATTAATATGCCATTGGAATTATAACGCAGCAATATACGATCTTGATAACCTTGACGTATTATTTCCTCTATAAATGTTTTATGTTCTTTGATCATAAGAGGTTCGCCACCTGCAAAATAAACCTGTTTGAGATTGGGTATCTGCTTGTACATTTCTTGCCAAAAGCTATCTTTCTCATGCCAGAAGTTATTGAATTCTTTGCGATCCCACTGTATTTGATCTTTAACTTCTTTGTTTTGCAATTGTGGCATCAACTGTTGCCAATCATTCACCCACTTGCTGCTGTCATGTGGAGAACACATCACACATTTAATATTACAAGTGTGACCCAAACGCAAATCTAGATACAACAATTTTTCAGGCACTGTGCCATCTTCTTGGGTTTGACGTATCAATTCAGGCACATCCACCCCATCACGATGCCAGGTGCCAGTCTCCCAAATTCTTTTGCTGACCACTCCCACACGTTCTTCATCAAAACACTTGGTACAACTGGAAGGTATCTCGCCTTTCAGCATGGTGGTACGCACACTTTTCATATAATCATTATTCCAAGCACTCATAGGAGTGTCTACTCCAAAGTTGGCAGGTGTGCCATCTTCTTTTTTAATAATGCCCACTGTGTGATTGGAGCCAGCACCACTGGCATTGGCCGAACAACACAATCTCATGTCACCGTTGGGTCTGGTGGCAAAATGTATCCAAGGCAATATACAATAAGTGGGAGTTCCTGTGACTGATTCTATTTCTCTCTGCCATTTGCCCAGTTGTGAATCTTCTGGATTCATCCAATATTCATTATGATCTGTCATTGTATCTTTCAAAAATTTTATAAATTGTGTTTGCAGTGTGATTATTGCTTTGTATGCCTGGATGCAAATCATCTGCAGCTTTGTCCAACACACTAATACCATTGTTATAATAGTTGTTTACCTTAATAAAATTTAATTTATTTTTGTCAAACTCCTCAGGCGTGGCTGGATAATGAATGTATTGAATATTTTTATTGCGTAGATATAAATCTGCATGATGTATGTTCAACCAACTTTTCATAGCATAATCTTTTTCGTTTAAATATTCTGCCCATTTGCGTTCTTGATGTGTTTTACCCCATGGTCCTAATCTATCTCTAAAAAAAGCAAATTTGTGTGGATAATTAAACAGCATATCTCTAGCATAATGAGTCCACATAATTACGACTTTATCATCTTTTTGCAACTTAAATTTTAACAAAGTGTATAATATCTCAGTGTTACTTGAACCAGGAAAACTTTCGTTGATTAATACACAATTTAATTTTGTAGATAGCAATTTAGGCCATCCCAATTCACTTGGTTTTAGATTGTGTATAGTGTCAAATAACCAATTTTCACAATCAGGCAATCCAGTGCCATATGCATATGAACAACCAAATACGATTAATCTTGACATTGAGTCACTCCCCATTGGCGCTCTTGACACCAAAAACATTTTTCACACACAGGCACGGGCTGGCCCGGCACATAAGTCCTGTAATCTAAGTCTCCAAAGATTTGAGGTGATGTGTCACGGTCACCTTCACAACTGCGAGTAAGATTGAATAGGTCCATTATGCCTAATTTTTTATATTGAGCAACTATCCAATCTTTCTTCACATACGTGAAAGGGTGACAAGCATAGCCGCCCATGTGTGCTTTGATTAACTTGTCCAACAGAGCATCAGAAACTGTGTCAATAAACACATCTCTATCTGTGAGACGTTGATCAAATTCTTTATCAGGATTTTGGTTCACCCCGCAATACCAAGCATCTAGTTTTTCTGTGTGGGCAACATATTCAGCGTGAGCACGCAGTTCTATTTGATTGCCGCTTTTTAATCTACCATATTCATCCACAATACTAGGTCCTTTGGATCCCCACTCCAAATCTGGAGCAATAAAATTTTCATGTCTTTTGAATTGTATTTCTTTAAATTTATTAGTGATATAATTAAAAACTTCCAAACTGTTTTGACGTTGCCAAGGTCTAGTTTTCCAACATCTTACATTGGTAATGATATGCACGTTGATGTGCAATTTATTTTTTACAATCAAATCACACAACAGGTATGTCATTAAAGCACTGTCAGCTCCACCGCTCACACTGATACCAATATTTTTCCATTTGGTAGACAATGGTACATACACTTCATCAATCAGATTAGTGATATTTTTGAAGACACTGGTTTCGTAAAGCGTTTTTATTTGCTCGTAATTAGACATAGTATGGACTGAATATTTACCTATATCAAATGGCCACGTAATATTTTACGATAAGTATAAACATGCTTGACCAAATAAATGTTAATTGCTCTGCCAAAGAAATTTTCAGCAGTTTACCAATTTTGAATTTACCAAAAACTCAATTGAATGTGCCCACTGGAGATTTTTTCTATGATGCTTGGCAATTGAAAGACGAATTTAAAAAGTCTGCTATTTTGGATCTTTTTGCTCAACTGGGATCTGTGGGTGAAGCAAGAATAATTGTGCTGGAGCCAGGTGAGAGCTATTGCGCTCATGCTGACATAGATGATAGATATCATCTCACACTACAGGCTGAACACAGTTATTTGTATGATTTAAAAAATTTAAAAATGCATGTAACTGCAGTAGACGATAAAGTGTATCTCATGGATGCTGGTCGTATACATTCTGCTGCTAATCTAGGTTACAAATCACGCATTCAGTTGGTTATACGCAAACTATTAAACCAAACAACACTGCAAGACCCTTGTAGAGTCAAAGTGATTGTGAGCCAACCTCCTTACAATTTAAGATATCTGTTTGATAACAGTTTTAGCATGGTGTTAAACAGATTAAACAAGCAAGGCTGCATGAATAAATTTAAAAAAGTAAGTGAAACAGAAATAACTTTTGAAATTGAACACACTCACTTGCCACAAATTATGAAATTAAAAAACAGTTGCGGATTCAATGTGGAGATTCAACATGAATAACAAGTGGCGTCAATGGTACAAAAATGATTTAGATAGCTGGTCAGTAGCCAACCATGTGTATGAACCACTTGTGAGTATACCAGAACCTAATGTATTTAGAATGAATTTTAACAACAACAAATATTTTGTAAATCCTAACATGACTGAAAATTTAAGAACTGAATGGTTTCAAAGAGAAATAAAATACATAGAAATATTAAAAAATAAACCATATGCTCCTGAAGTGACCCATATAGATATAGAAAAAAGAATAATTGAATTCAAATGGTATGAACGCAGTGTAAATATTTTGTTGCGCTATGGTCAACTTGAAAAGATAGAAAATTGGCAACAACAGATCAAAGATATTCTAGCAGATTTGTTGGCACAGGACATACGTAAATCCAATTTATACCCTCATACTTTTTACATGGATGACAAAAATCAAATACATATCATGGATCTATATGGCTGCAGCAGCTCCGAAGATAGGTATGCTCCTAAAGCATTGTTAAGTTCTATAGTGCATGATCCCAGCCACCCAAGATTCGCACAAAGCGTGATGGGTGATGTGTATGACACTTTTAAATTGTATGATTTGACTGTCAAAATGAACTATGGCAGATGGCCAGGAGATTTTTTAAATGCTTGAATACATCGGCAACAGCAAGAACGTAATAGATTGGCACACAGTAATAAAAAGCATTGAAGATCAACAGAGTGCTTACATAGGGCCAAGACATGATGTAGGCCATCAAGTGCCAGGCGTGGAAGAAGTGGCCAAACCATTGCGTGAAGCTGGCTATAAAATGAAACATGAAGGCGGCAATGCTAGTTGGGACATGTATCTCCCAGGCACAAATTTTGATAAAAAAATAGTGGACAAATTTTGTGAATGGGTGGGAATGAAAAATTATATCAATGCATGGATTAGTAGAGTTAAGCCTGGTGACGTGGCGCCTTGGCATTGGGATATCACCGATGATGAAGAAACTTTGTCACACAATAAAGAAATTGTGAGATATCACTGTCACATCAGCGCACCTGCTCCAGGACATGTATTAATTGTGGAAGATCATTGTCTATACAATCAAGAGATGGGTGCCACTTGGAAGTGGCCTAGACGCACTGCTTGGCATGCAGGATCCAATGCAGGATTGATTCCCAAATATATATTCAACATTTGGGGATAATTAATGAATAAAAAAATGATCTTTCAATTTGATTATTGGCCCATAATGAGAACTGATAATGGAGATAATCAAGCAGTTAAGTCTGGAGAGTTGAAAGATACTCTCATGGTCATATACAATGAACAATTGTTGTGGCCTGAGATAGAATTAAGCAAGGAAGGCATGGAGCTGGGTGCTATTATTCGTAATGCAGACATAGACATATTTTTTAACAAAAAAAATCAATTTAAATTTTTAAACAGACAAACATGGATACCCAGTGGAGAAAACATAGATGTGTTTGCGATAATTGATCTAACATGTATGAAAACAGATATTTGGAAAATTGATTTTGAGTACAATTTTATGAATGTGTTGAAAACAGAATTGAATGATTTCAATAATAAATTTCTGATAGGTTGTGAAAAATTTCACTTCAAAATCAATGGCGAAGCTCTATTAGTGAATCAAACTGTGGTTGCAGAAAAAATTTACAAAGCATCGCATGAATTCGCCTGGCAAGCCAACACTCCAATATTGTTAGAAATTGAAGAGTTTGGTCATGGAGTGTCATCCGAATTACACAGATTCATACAAGGAGTGAGATTTACCATAAAATGAAAATAACTATCACAGGACATACTTCCAACATAGGTCAAGTATTGTTTGAACACTTGAATAAAGATCATACATGTGTAGGATTTTCTAAAAGTAATGGATTTGATTTATACAATACCTCTCACATGCAACAAATGATTGAAGCAGCATTGCACAGCAATTGTTTATTAAATTTAGCACACATAGGAGATTTACAAAGCGAAATTTTAAAACATATCACTGATAAATGGAACTCATCATATTCATTAAAAAATGTAATTACTTTTGGCACGCTGGCTACGAAAATTAGCCCGGAGTTGTTGCACACTATTGGAACAGATCCTTTGTATCTTAAACAAAAACAACATCTTGATGCTGTGCATGATCAGTGCAGTATGCAGCAACCGTTTGGTCAGCAGACAAAATTTACCCTGCTTCGAATAGCCAATTATGGACAAAAAAC